TGCGTGCTGATGGTGCCTGCGTAGTCATTGATTGTCACTGCTGGTACAGTTCGAATCGTAACCTTATCGCCTTGACCAGAGATCTCCCCCTCATAATCAGTGTTCGAGATCGCTGGCAAAACCGATGCCTTGTAAAATTTAGCTTGCAAAAGCTTGCTAAATATTTCGGGTATAAAGTTGACCTCAGAGGTCGTACCCGTACTAAAAAATGAAAATGCCATTTCAAAAAATCCTCATGCGAGAAATTAATTAACGGCGAATAGCTCCCTCTCCCCACGCTGCAAGAATCTGATCTTTGTTTTTCTCAAACTCATGCAACGGCATCTTGGTGATGTCTTCTACTGAGAAAGTTTTCTTTCCACCGACCTTTTGCCTTCGCGCTTTGGGCATCTTGGGCTGTGCAGCCTCTTCAGCCTTCGCTAGGGCAGTCTCTCGCGGCGTAGGAGCTTTGATTTTCAAGTCCTCTTTAAACTTGCTAAGGGCAAAGTTCACATCATTTGCCGAACCGGCTTCGATGTAATGCTGAATGTCAGCATCTTGTGCATCGAGCCAGAGAGCCCAATCACTCGTTTGAGTGATCTCGCTAACATCAGGATGAACCGCTTCGATTTTCGCGAAGTGTGCTTCCTGCTGTTGCCGCTCTAGCAACTGCTGCTTGTCGCCTCTAACTGAATCTAAAGATTCGTTTGTTCTATCAAGCTCCGCTTTCAGATACTCATTCTGGTCAAACAGTGGAGCAAAATCGGGATAGTCTTCCTTCAATTGATTCAACTTCTGCTGATCTTGAGATTTTTCTAAAAGCTGACTTTTTAAGCCCTCAATGGAGTCAATCAGCGTTGCGTTTGCTTTACGCAACTCTGCTGCCTCTTGATTGCTCTTTGTCATTTTTGCCTGAGCGCCTTTCATCGCACGTTCTGCTTTATCTACTTTGGATAGCAGTTCGTCTATCTGTGAGGATTCGCCGCTGACTTCCTCTTCTTCGATAGGAGCCTCTGCCTCGACAGTTTCTTCAGCCTCATCCTCTGGCTCAGAGGGGGCTTCTTCGAAGACTTCTTCCTCAACTTCCTCAGTGTCCGCTGCCACGGGTTCAGGTTGCTGATTCGTTAGCTCTTCAATCATCTGTCGCGCTTCTTGTTCCAGGCGCTCTGGGTCATTTCTGTCTGCCATTTAATTTTCCTTACGAGTCCGGTTGGATATTCGTTAAACGCTTGATATCCGCTGGCTGCGGGTCTGCGTGTGAAGCACGGCTTTCGCCGCTGTTTTAAGGTCGAGCGAAAACTGCAACTCAGAGAGTCGCCCTTGCTCGAACCTGAAATTCGTTTCGTCGGCTATCGCTAACCGCTCTTGTGCGTCAGCTAATCGATCAGATAGCAGGGAGTCCAGGTGGTCCCATTGGGGCTGGTTCGCCAGCCAGAGGACCGCTTGGGCTTGCTCCTTCGAAAGCTTGCGCTTGGAGTGCTTGCTGTTCAGCTTGTAGTTGCTCCATAGACTTCAGTATTTCGTCAGGATCGATATCCATCGACTGAGCGATATCTCTCAGTAACTGGGGTCGATCCACCAATGCCGCGTCCATGGGGTTGCTTACAAGACTTAAAAACTGCAAAAGTCTTTGGGATTGCACTTCTTTCTGAATGAGGGCAGTGCTTCCTCGCGGGACGATCTTGAGATCGCCCTTAGCTTCTTCGTCAGTGCCAAATTCCATGTTGAAGTGGAAGAGGGCTTCCACCATTGGCTCTAACAAAAAATCATCAATGTTTTTGATGGTGCTTTTAAGGGCTACGTTTGCCGCACCCATCAGCATGCTGATACCGGTAGCTGTCTTGTTCAGTGATCTGGTTTGCTCACCATGCGTATATGACGGCAATGATGTAGTCTCATCTGCAAATCTTCTGAACAACTCAACGATCTGATTAAGACCGTTAGCATTAGCCACCGGCTGGTAATACCGCACAGCTGGGGCAGCACCATCCCCTCCTGATCTAAGGAAGACTCGCCAAGGATAGATTTCCGTGGGGTCTTCGCCGTCTGCCAATAGGTCCGTATTGACTTCGACCAGGGGTCCAGACGATAAAGCGAGATTGTCGATCCATATGCGGGTCGCTGCGTTCATCGTCGTCTGAGAATCTCTCATCATCTTGGGTACACCCGTACCCCAGAAAGCGTGCGGAGAGTTCTCGTAAGGGAATATCATGTAAGGAATCTTGTAACCCGCAACGGGGTTCAGCATCACCTTCAATACTTTGTCACCGCAGATCCAGACGCAGACCGAATAGTCTTCGTAAAGGTCTGCGCCTTCTTCGAATTCGAACCCGTTCTCTTCAAGCTGGTGACCGTCGATGTTGCCCCAGTATTCTAAAACTTCGTACCGGTTCGACTCGCTGTGTTCGTTGATGCCAGCGATAGATCGTCGGGTTCGTTCGTGATTTTCTTCGTCGTGATTCCCTTTCTTGTTGTGCTTCAGGACGTAACGAACCATGTCTGAATCAAACCCTGGCAAGTTTCCTAGTTCCCTGAACTGACTGCGTGTCAGAACGTGACGCCGGAAAAGTCCGTCACAATCATCCAAAGATGTACAGTACGGATCTGGGTATAGATCAAAGATCGAAACAGTTTCGAGTTCTGGGGCGGGTTGCTCTATCTGAACCAAGGCGAAAGCTTGTTGACCTGTCTGAGGATCAAGTTGCTTGGAATAGGATTTCTTTCTGTCGATTCTAACGGTGCCAGCCTTAACCGCACCGCTGCCAAAGATGCATGCCTCCATGATCGAGCTTTTGAGCTTTTGCTCTGCGTTCACATCTTGCAGTTGATCCAAGATGATTCGGGTCATCTTCTCCGCTGCATCGTCAGCGATTTTCTTTTCGACCTCTTGGAACTCGCTTTCGAGTTCCTTCATCCTGGCTATTACCAAATCCTGATTGGCGGCAGGGTCCAGACCACTGGCTTGCACCAGCTGCTGTTGTGCGACAGAGCGCATCTGCATCGCTTGCAGGGGATCTATCTGAGGGATTTCGGTTGCCTGAACGGCAAAGTAAGCATCGCCATGCTGGAACAACAGGTCAATGATACGGCTGTAAGCAGCCATGACTTTGGTGCGGGTTAGACCAACGTAGACTTTTGATCTGGACCCCGACTCTTCCAATCGGGCAAGAATATCTGGCTCGTAGATAGCATTAAACTGACGAAGGTCTTTCAACCACTCGTCTTCAGTTTGCTTACGCGCATCTTTGTATTCTTGAAACTGATCACGCAGTTGAGATCCAAGAGACTCGACTTCTTGCTCTTGAATGCCGGAAGGCTCTTCTTCCGGTTCGTCTACGACTTGCAGCATCTCGCTCATTAATATCCCGCCACTGAATCAACAGATTTGTAACGCTTCTGAATAATGTTGCCCCGAGGTCGAGGCATACTGGCGAGTCCATGCAGAGCGACAGCGAAAGCTATCACGCGGTCATCATAGCATCCTTGTTGCGAATTGTAACTACCCTTAGCATCGATCACATACGTTCGCAACTCGTTAAGCAATTCAACATCTGCTATGCCACTTTCTTCTTGTCGGAGCAGGGTGGCTAAGTTGTCGATGATCAACGGCTTGGTCTTGCTTGTCGTCAAGAAACCACCGCGCTTCGTCATCTTGTCCCCGTAAGCAGAGTCAACTGACATTTCTACGAAAAGGTTGGGGTAGTTGATCTCTTGGAGCCTTCGTAAAGTCGTTAGACCGTGATTGTTCCGCTCTACGATAACGTATGCCGTATTGAATCGATGAGCTATCTGAGCAATGACGTTGCCCCATTCCCATGGGTCGATGTGTCCATGCCAGCATGCCACTTGCCGCCCTTCGCTATCCAGCACCTGGGCGCAACTGTAATCGCCGTACTCCAAACCTTCCGCAACATCCACGCCGATACAATAAGTGTCATCTCGATTCGGCGGTTGCCATTCCTTGTAACTGCCTTTCTCTAGCGGCATCAGCTCACCCTGGCTCAGTTCGCCCACAAAGTCTGGCGTGTAGCACTCGCTCTCCGCTGTAGTGATCGCCGCTTCTTGAACGAAGCATCGACCGCTGGTTAAAAATGCCTCTAACGGTGTTGAAGGATATTCCTGCCGGAAAAGATCAGTCCCGCCCAGTTCATCAATTTTGGCGCGTCTGAAGCAAAGCTGTGCATCAGTCAGGTTATAGAGCCTTGCCAACTTGTACTCTTCAGGAGTCGCTTTGAAATAGGGATCAGGCTTCCGTTGATATTCCGGCATCCAGAACCAGGGGACAAAACAGGTGATCCATTCTGTCTCTCCGCGCAGGGACTTCATGACCTGGTCGTAATACCAGCCACCGGCACCGTTGGCGGTAGACTCAAGTATCACCTCACTGTTCTGACCACCCACCGTTTGCAGCAAACCAGCCACAATATCGGCTCCCTGTGGGTAAAAAGCGACCTCAGAGCCATGTACAAACCTGTTTGTTTGCCCTCGACCGGTCTGTGCAGATCGTGCAGTTCCTACCCGATATCGTGAATTAAGCCCGTCAAACAGTAATGTTTGGGCAGATTTACTCGAAATAGGGGGCTTAAATGCCGGATGTGGCACATTATCGTAGAAAAATTCCACCATGTTAAAGATGCTATTGGTGGATTCCGCTAGATGAGAGAGTACAAAAGCGTTCGCATTCCGGTTCTGGGTGATCCGCCAAAAGAATCTGCCCTCGACATAGGTCGATATCCCGACCTGTCTGGCTTTTAAGCATAACGCTCGAATCCTGCCAGTCTCTTTTAGCTGTTGTTCAAGCTGCTTATGGACTGCCGCCTGACCGGGATTCAGGGTAAACGGCTTAACCTCGCCTTCTTTGGTGACGATCCGTAGAATATTTTTAGCGTAAAGCGGAAAATTCTTCTTTAACTTACGCGCTACGTCTTCAATTTTTTGCAATGAGCTTACACCACCAGTGAAACATCTCTGGCTCCATGTTGCTTTTCATCGTGTTGACCCGCCAGCAGACCAGCTGAATGTTGTTCTTCAGGTAACCGCGAGAACTATCCTTCCTGTCGATCGACAGACTGAAATCAGGATTCTCTGTCGAGTACATCATGGGAAGTCCGGTGACCGCGCAACATCCCGCCTGATCGTCATACAACTGGCTGATATCCTCTACCGCAATGTCGAACTCTATTTTCCTCCGTCTGGAGTTATTCCTCGCATACTTGTACTTCAGGGTAATGAACTTATCGATGCTCTCCCCGGCGCTCTGCATCATCACCTTATACCGGCAGGTGTAACAGAGCGGCGACCTAGCCTTTCGATCTACTGGAGTGCTGCATATGCGGCATTGACGATTTTTAGCTGCCACTCTTCATATTCCCGAGTCAGCGCTTCAAAACGCTCGACAGCGATTCTGGAGCTGGCTACTGCAATCTTGTCGCCCATCAGATCAGTACCTAATCCGATGCACCCCTGAACGTCTTCAGCGAAGTTCGCGACATGAATGAGAATGTGAGTTCGCCCAGGTACATCCTTAACGTGCCAAGTCTCACCAAATCGAGGAGACTCTCGCCAACCGACCTCATAGTTTCCCTGCGGGATACAACTAACATTTGGCTTGTTGTCCTCCCACGGTCGTTCAATTGAATAGAACACCTCGCCGTCAAACCGGATGATCCCCAGTGTGCCGACTGGGTGATAACAGAATCGCTCAAGGGTGATCTCAATCACTATCGTTTCCCCAGGTTTTGAATTCTTTCCCGACGATCAATCGACCGTATGGATCTCGCCCCTGAAGCTCAGAGGAGACATCCTTGCCAATCGCACCATCGATATACCAGCCATCCCGTTCCGCCCGTATACCCGTCCAGATAACGTCTGCTGACGTTTCTTCGCGGTCGTTAAAGGGAGTGCCGTTAGGAATAGATGAGATGTGTTCGACTTCGCCGTACCAGGTGCAGGCGGTCAGGAGGAGGAGAGCAAAAAACAGCGTCACGCACTGTGTCAGTTCCCTGTTCATACCGTGTAATCCTTGCGGTTGTAGTCCTTTTTCGACCGGTGAGCCCCAGCCCCGCTTTTGTGATGTGAATGCTTGGCTGCGAGATTTCGAGGTTTGGACGCTTTTTTGCGACATTTGCCCTTCTTTTTGCAGGCAGCTTTTGTTTTACATTCCGTGCAGACGATCACAGGCGCTCCCAAATCGATTCTGAGGGTGTTTCTGATGTTGCATATACATGGGGTACTCTCATATCGAACGCCCCCTGTATGGATATACAGGTACTCTCATGGTCTATAGCCCCCCTTTGTTTCAACCATTCGGTGACATCGCTGGCAAAGCGGTAGTTCATCGCTGGTAACGAAGGTGGTCTTGCCACAGCTGGCACAAGCTACCGGGAATTTATCTTTTCGTTTTGCCATAGGTACTCTGAGAAGCTATGCCCCCTCAAATTGGGTTCCAGGGCGTGAGATGACGGTCATGG